AATGGGAGTATCCTTTGGTGACCCTTATACTACATCAGGTGGGAAAGCATTAGGTTTTCACGCATCTTGTAGATTGAGAATGAAACAAATGGGTAAACTCAATTCTAAAGTTGGGGGTGTTGAACAAACTGTTGGTATTAAGACTAGAGTTCAAGTCATTAAGAACAGAATGGGACCACCACTAAGAGCAGTTGATTTTGAAATCTACTTTGATAGAGGTATTGATAGATATGGTTCGTGGTTGAATACTATGAAAACATATAAGTTAATACAGATAAGTGGAGCGTGGTATACTTGGGTTGATGAATCTACAGGTGAAGAAATCAAATTCCAAGCTAAGAATTTCACAAAAATCTTAGAAGAGAGACCAGAGGTAAAGGAACAAATGTATAAACAAATCTGTGATGCATATATCTTAGGATACAAAGAAGCAACTGAGAACGCAAATACAGATACAACACAACTGAATGATACACACGAAATCTAATTACAAAGAAATGTTTAATAAATTATCAGAAACTCCTAAAAGGAATGTTAATGATAAAGTTATGATTGTAGATGGATTGAATTTGTTCATCAGATGTTTTGGAGCAGTTCCAACTCTGAATGATGATGGAGAGCACGTCGGTGGGGTAACAGGTTGTCTGTTATCCCTCGGCGCTCTTATTCGTAAGAACAAACCAACTAGAGTGTTGGTAGTTTTTGATGGTAAGGGTGGTTCTCAACGTAGAAAGAAGATGTATAAGGGATACAAAGAAGGTAGAACAGGATTAACTAAAGTTAATAGATTAGTTGGGTACGAAGATTTAGAAGACCAAGCAGAATCTATGAAACGTAACTTTAATACGTTAATCAAATACTTAGAGTTCTTACCTGTTGATTTGTGTTACATTGATTACATTGAAGCAGATGATATTATGGCATACGCTGCCAGACATATATTTAAAAAAGAAGTTTTGATAATTTCCTCTGATAAGGATTTCTTACAATTAGTTGATGATAGAATTTCAGTATATCTACCAACTAAAAAGAAACTTATGCATAAAGAGGATGTAAAAGAGTTATATGGAGTTCCATCAAAAAACTTAGTATATTATAGAATTTTTGATGGTGATAAATCCGATAATATTCCTGGCGTAAGGGGTATCGGACCAAAAACACTAATAAACAAATTAGATTTCCTTCAATCGGATGGATTAACATTAGATACCTTATTCGAAAGGGTATCTCAATTGGATGATGAGAAACTGAAAAACAAAATATTGGAACATACCGATACTTTGAAATTAAATTACGATTTAATGCAGTTATCAGAACCAATAATGGGTTCAGCGATTACATCAAATGTACGAAATATCATTGATTCACCAATCAACGGATTAAATTCTTTTGGATTCAAAAAAGAGTTTATGGTTGATAAACTTTACACTGCGTTTAAGAATGTAGAAACGTGGTTAGTAAACACTTGGGGTGATTTGGATAAATATTCAAAACAAACCAGAAAATAATTTGGTAGTTACAATAATAATTCGTATATTGGTACAATATGGATAAATTCGGAAACAAATTTGGTACATCATTTCAGCTAAAGATTATATCTTGCTTATTAACAGATAGAATATTCTTACAACAAGTATATGATATCCTTAAACCTGAGATGTTTGATTCGGATGCTAACGAATGGTTAGTAACCAAAACAATGTCTCACTTTGATTCTTACTCATCTTTACCTACATTAGATGTATTTAAAAATGAAGTAGATAAGGTTGAAAGGGATGTTCTTAAACAATCGATTGTAGACAATCTAAAGCAAGTTTGGAACTTCTTAGAATCTGAGGATTTGAGTTATGTAAAAGAACAAACTTTAGAGTTCTGTAAGAATCAAACATTTAAGAACGCAATATTAGAATCCGTTGATTTATTAAGTGATGGTAAATTCGATATAATTAAATCAAAGATTGATAACGCTATGAAAGCGGGACAAGATACTGATATCGGACATGAGTACAAAGAAAACATTATTGAAAGATATGAATCAACTGTTAGGGATGTAGTTCCTTGTGGTTGGCCTGTTATCGATGAATTGGTAGATGGTGGATTTGGTAAAGGTGAATTAATAATATTTGCAGCACCACCGGGTATTGGTAAATCTTGGGCATTGGTGAATGTTGGTATGGCAGCTGCTAAAGCTGGTAAGACTGTAGTTCATTATACATTAGAACTTAACGAAGGATATGTAGGACAGAGATACGATTCAGTATTAACTGGAATACCCGTACCTAAACTTAAATTTGAAATAGATGAAGTACGAAATCAAGTAGAGAAGTTAAGTGGTGATATTGTTGTGAAACATTGGCCCACTAAATCTGCAGGATTGAATACTATGAGAGCATCATTGGATAAACTTAAATTGCAAGGTAAAACTCCTGATTTGATTATCGTAGATTACGCTGATTTGTTAAAAGGTAATAGTAGAAAAGAACGACACGAAGAGTTAGAAGAGATTGTTGAAGGATTAAGAGGTATTGCAGGTGAATACGAAGTTCCATTATTTACAGCATCTCAGATAAATCGTAGTGGGGCAGAGCAAGATGTTATTACTGGTACTTCTATAGCTGGTTCATTCTCAAAACTGATGACTGCAGATTTTGTAGTATCATTAAGTAGGAAGATTGAGGATAAATTAGCAGGTACAGGTAGATGGCACGTAATAAAAAATAGATTTGGACCTGATGGGATGACTTTACCTTCAAAAGCTAATATGAGTACAGGTAGGATTGATATCTATTCGGATGATTCCATTGATGGTAAAAAAACACAAGGTGATATGAACAAAGGGGAGAGTTTAGTAAGAAAGAATTTGTTACAAAAATATAATGAAATGAACAAAGATATTGATTTTTAATCCATACTTATAATCACCGAAAAGAACTTAAATACAAAAATAATAGAAAAAAACAATGGCAAAAATATTCACAGAACGTATTCCATTCAAACCATTTGAATATCCAGAATACTACACAGATGGTTGGTTAAAGCAAGCCCAAGCATTTTGGTTACATACCGAAATACCAATGCAAGGGGATTTAAAGGATTGGAATGAAAATCTTAATAAATCAGAAAAACATTTAGTAGGTAATATCCTTTTAGGATTTGCTCAAACTGAATGTGCTGTATCTGATTATTGGACTACTATGGTTACAAAGTGGTTTCCAAAGCATGAAATTAAACAAATGGCTATGATGTTTGGTTCACAAGAAACCATTCACGCAACGGCTTACTCATATCTAAACGAATCATTAGGTTTAGAAGATTTTGAGGCTTTCCTACACGAACCTGCAATTGCAGAAAAATTTGAATTCCTAACCGCTACTTCGGCAGATTGGACACATGAGGATTTACAAACAAATCCTATTGCGAGAAAAGAAGTAGCCCGTTCATTAGCGATATTCTCAGCATTTGCAGAAGGTGTATCTTTATATAGTAGTTTTGCAGTTCTGTATTCTTTTCAGATGAGAAATCTTCTGAAAGGAATCGGACAGCAAATGAAGTGGAGTGTAAGAGATGAATCACTTCACTCTAAAATGGGATGTCAATTATTTAGACATATGTGTGATGAATATCCTGAATTGTTTGATGAAGTAAAAGATGATGTTCATCAGGCAGCAAAGTATATGATTGAGATGGAACATAAGTTCATTGATATGATATTTGAGCAGGGTGATTTAGAAAACCTAAAAGCAGATAATCTAAAAGAATTTATATCTAAAAGAGGTAATGAGAAATTAAAAGAATTAGGTTACGAACCTACATTTAAGTTTAATGATGAAAAAGCTTCTGAATTGGACTGGTTCTATCACCTAACTGGTGGTACAACACATACTGATTTCTTCGCAGTAAGGCCTACAGATTACTCTAAGGCAAATGAAGGTGAAGATTTCAACGATATTTGGTAAAATAATAATAAAAAAAATAAGTTATGAGTTTTGATGAATTAATTACAAACGTAATTGGGTGGGCAGATGATAAAGGTATCTTAGTAAAAGATAACGCACCCAAACAAATGTTAAAAGTTTTGGAAGAAGTGGGAGAAACCGCTGGAGCATTACTTAAAGACGATAAAGATGAGATAGTAGATGGAATCGGAGATTCATTCGTTACATTAATTATACTATCAATGCAGTTAGGATTACATCCTTCAGAATGTTTAGAGGCTGCATGGGATGAGATAAAAGATAGAAAAGGTAAAACTAAAAACGGAGTGTTTATAAAAGAATGAAAAATTACGGCGCCGAATTAGATTGGGAAATAGACGTAGATTTTCCATCTTGGGCAAATACAGAAATCTACGTTAAGACAATATCAAAGGGATACTTACTTGAAGGTGAAAAACCTAAAGATGCATATTGGAGAGTAGCAACAACAGCCGCTCGAAGATTGGGTAAACCTCAAATGGCAACTAAATTTTTCGATTATATTTGGAAGGGTTGGTTAAACTTAGCAACTCCTGTTTTATCAAACACTGGTACTGATAGAGGATTACCTATCAGTTGTTTCGGAATCGATGTAGCTGATTCAATTCAAGATATCGGTACTAAGAATTTAGAGATGATGTTACTCGCTAAGCATGGTGGTGGAGTAGGTGTTGGATTGAATATGATTCGACCAGCAGGTTCTAATATTACACAAAACGGAACATCCGATGGTGTTGTTCCATTCGCTAAAATTTATGATTCTACAATCCTTGCTACCAATCAAGGTAGTGTACGAAGAGGGGCAGCATCTGTTAACCTTAATATTGAGCACGAAGATTTTGATGAGTGGATTGAAATTAGAGAACCTAAAGGTGATGTAAACAGACAATGTTTGAATTTACATCAATGTGTGGTTGTTGGTGATAAGTTTATGAGAAGATTAGAAGAAGGTGATTCAGAAGCTCGTAGAAAATGGGGTAAGGTACTTCAAAAGAGAAAAGCGACTGGTGAACCATATGTAATGTTCAAAGGTAATATCAACAAAGCAAATCCACCAATGTATAAGGATAACGGATTGAAAGTTCATATGACTAACATATGTTCTGAGATTACATTACATACAGATGAATCACATTCATTCGTTTGTTGTTTATCTTCACTTAATCTATCTAAATATGATGAGTGGAAACATACAGATTTAGTTTATACGGCAACTTGGTTCTTAGATGGTATCCTATCAGAGTTCTTACAAAGAGCTAAGAATATGAGAGGATTCGAAAACGCAGTACGTTCAGCAGAAAAAGGTAGAGCATTAGGATTAGGTGTATTGGGATGGCATACATATCTACAACAAAAAGGTATTCCGTTTGATTCACTACCAGCTCAATTTGAAACTCGTAGAATCTTTTCACAATTAAAGATTGAATCAGAAAGAGCAAGTAGAGAGATGGCCTCAGAATTAGGTGAACCATTATGGTGTAAAGATAGTGGATTCAGAAACACTCACCTAAGAGCAGTTGCACCAACTGTATCCAACTCTAAGTTAGCAGGTAATGTTTCACCGGGTATTGAACCTTGGGCAGCAAACGTATTTACAGAACAAACTTCAAAAGGAACGTTCATTAGAAAAAATAGAGAATTAGAAAAAGCACTTAGAAAAGCAGGTATCAATAACAAAGATACTTGGGATAAAATATTAGCCGATGGTGGTTCTATTCAAGATATCAAAGAATTAGATAACTGGGTATATTGTGATGGGAAACTAACCGAAGTAAATGGTAAGGTTGATACTACTAAGTGTGATAAAGTAAAAGATGTATTCAAAACATTCAAAGAGATTAATCAATTAGAATTGGTTAGACAGGCTGGAGTTAGACAACAATACATCGACCAAGGAGTTTCGTTGAACTTAGCATTTCCATCAGAGGCAACTCCGAAGTGGATGAATTCAGTTCATTTGGAAGCTTGGAAGCAGGGTGTAAAAACATTATATTACACTCGAACCGAATCTGTACTTAGAGGTGATATCGCAGCACAGGCGATGGACCCAGATTGTATAAGTTGTGATGGATAATATTAAATAAATTGTAGAATGATTAAAAAGAAGGAAAAAGATGAAGTATTTGTATTTCTCAGCCCAATGGTGTGGTCCGTGTAAGACCTTATCACCAATAATGAACGAAGTATCAACCTTAGTTTCTGTTGAAAAAATTGATGTTGATTTAGATTACGAAAGAGCACAACAATATGGTGTTAGGAATATACCAACAGTTGTATTGGTAGAAGGTGAAACTGAAGTAAAACGATTTATTGGAGTTCAACCAAAACAAAATTATATTAATGCAGTAAAATAAATTTGGATTTTTGAAAAAAAAATTGTATATTAGTAATAAGTTACGAAAAAGTATGGCATTAAGAGGTGAATCACATCCACAACATAAATTAACTGAAGAGCAAGTTTACACAATCCGAAAACTATGGAAAGTAGGACATCGGAATGTTAGAGTATTGGCTAGAAACAATGGTGTATCACCTGCTAATATTCGTAGAATTGTTAAGAATGAAACGTGGACTCATCTTTTAGTAGGTGAATTTGATAAATACCAATAATGAAAGAAGTAGGAAAGAAGTATTGTGATACATCCAAATTATCAGTAAGAAAAATTTCCAAATCCGTAGCTAAAGATATAGTAATAAAAAACCACTATTCACATTTGTGGACTAAAGTATCTTACGCTATTGGTTTGTATGTTGATGATGATTCACATCAGTTCTTTAATACTTCAGAAAAACTTATAGGTGTAGCATGTTATGGAGACCCGATTGGTAGATTGAGTGGACAATCCATAACTGAACTATTAGATAGAACAGAAGTTTTAGAATTAGTTCGATTATTTGTATTTGATGATTATGGTTCAAATATAGAAAGTTGGTTCTTAGGTAAAACCTTTCAATGGTTAAGAGAGAACACACCACATATCAAAGGATTGATATCATATTCAGACCCTAAAGAAGGTCATAACGGAACTATCTACCAAGCAACGAATTGGATTTATCAGGGTGATAAGTTACGATTCAACGATAGTTGGAGTTTTAAGTTTAGTGAAGATGGGGAGTGGCAGCATGGGAGAACAATATTTCCATATTATGGAACTAACAATCCAACTAAGATACAAGAACAAATTGATAAACCATTTTGGATTCGTAAAGAACCTCGTAAACATCGATATGTTTACATTCTTGCGAAGGGTGGTGAAAGAAGGAAACTGATTAAGAATCTAAAACATCCTATCTTACCATATCCAAAAAGTGAAAACGAAATAGAATTAGAAATTAGAAAATTAGAACCAATTGAAAGAAGAGGGTAAACATTATTGTGATTCCACTAAAGTTAGTGTAGCGCCAATAGCTAAATCAATAGCAAAGGATATAATCGTTAAGAAACATTATACCCACGCATGGACATCTTGTCGATACGCATTGGGTGTATATTATCAAACTGATAATGTTGATGTATTTGGTAACTCTCAGAAATTAATTGGTGTAGCAATCTACGGATTTCCAGTCGGAGCAAAAGCACCTACATCTGTATGTGAAGGATTAACAAAAGATAATATATTAGAATTAACTCGTTTATACTTAGATGATGGTTATGGTTCTAATATTGAAAGTTGTGCATTGGGTAAAACATTCCAATGGATTAGAGATAACGATAAAAACATCAAAGTACTATTATCATATGCTGATAACGGACAGGGACACGTTGGTGGTATTTACAAAGCAACTAATTGGATATATCAGGGGTTATCAACTGATATAGCACTTATGCCAAATTGGGGTATCTCACTATCTAAAGAACCATATGATTGGATTCATAGTAGAAGTGTTTATAATCTATGGGGTAGTGGTAACTTAGAACATCTTCGTAGAGAGATTGGAAAAGAAGGACATACTGAGTTTTGGCGAAGAGAAGAACCACCAAAACATAGATACATTCAAATCATATCTCAGAATAAAAAAGAAAAAAAGGATTTAATGAAAAGGTTAAAGCACGAAACTAAACCTTATCCTAAAACGGCATCTGATTATAATACAGATATCGTACACCATACAACATATGCGCCAGAAGAATCTAATGAGATAAATTTTTGGTAAATTGTTAATAACTTTTTACATAAAAAGTTTGGTAGTTACAAATAAATTTCGTATATTAGTAGTATAATTGAAAATTGACAAGTTATGAATGATATAGAAACCATAAAAGTTCCAGCGTCTAGAGTAGTTAGACGTAGAAAAACAATAAAACTACCCGAACATATCGAATTAATACCTAATACACCATATATAAACTGGGAAAAACTTCATAGAGGTAGTTTAGATGTACTTAAAAATATGATTGATGAACTATGGACAGAGGAAAATTTAGATTTAGTAAATAGTGGTAAAATTGGTAATGTTAAAGATGAAATCAGATTAACATTAGCTGAGATTCCATATTTCACCAGAAACGAATGTTTGAATGGTACTATAGCTCCAAATGGTAGTATTATAAATTCATTCTATAATAGAGAACCATTTTTAGAACACACTATAACAAAGGTAAGTAAAATAGCTTATTTAATTAGATGTTTATATGGTATATCAGATTTTAACTTCCTTCCTGTTTCATTGATTTCAAATCCCAAAGATAATTCAAATATGGGTGTTCAAATGAAAAATGTTTTATTAGGTAAAGATAGGGGGCATTTTTTAACTGTTTTTAAAGAGGTAGTAACTGAAGAGGCTAAATTTGATAAGGAGTTTTGGAAATCCGTAAAATCTAAATTACAACAACTAACTAATAAGGGTTACGCTACAATAGATTCATTAACTAATTTCCAAACACATGGTATGGATGAGATTATTTCTAAGTTAAGTGAAGTTAAGAGTACCTTTTCTTTGAAAGATATTTTAGATGATTTTTATTATAATAGAATATACACTCAAAAAGAAACTATTCAAATAAGATTAGAAACCATAGATACTCATCGAAGTGAAATCGAATCAATCAACAATGGTGAAAACGATTGGAAAACTCACAATTATGCATTAACAAGATTAACAGATAGGTTAGTAGATAATTTATACTTAGATTACAATCAGTTAAAGATTGATGAGATGTGTGCTAAATCTGAAGTATTGATGGGAGAACACCCATTCTTAAAAGGTAGAAGGAATTCAAACTTCTCTGGATTTGAAACTGAACCACTAATGATATTAGCAGCAACTATTAATGATTCATTCGATAGACATTTGTATGAAAAACTATCAGGAATATCTGATATACCCAAACGTGCAAAATCTTATATAGAGTGTATAGTTACTTCCAAAAAAGAAAATAGATACACTACTGAAAAATTTAAGAATCTACTTAAAGAATTAGAAATTGTAGCTAATATAACTGCTGATGATGGAGTTACTAATTTATGGGGTAGTTGGAATGATAACATTCTAAACGCATATGATGTTTGGAAAACTACATACATAGATAAAAAAACTACAAATAAATTCGATACTTTTAGAGTTAGTTCAATGGATATGGCTTTGATAATGTATAGAGCTATTAAATACATTATGAAAGAATGTAAAGTTAGAGAATCTGGATTATCAGCTACTACAAAACAATTTATTGAGTGGTTTATAGATGAAACAAAAAACAATTCGTATGAGTTTGTTAAAGCTGTTGAAACTGCTGAAAACTCTTGGAAAGGTAAATTTGAAAAGGTGATTGGACCATATACTGAAAGGTTCATAAAGTATAAAATAGAATCAGCTGGTGAAGTTAAATCTGAGCATGTTTTAAAGAAAGAAAAGTTAAGAGCTTTAAGAACTAAAGCAGTTGATATAGGATTACCCACTAAATTTACAATGTACGATAGAAACAATCAGGGGTGGTTTGTTACCGATATTGATTTAAACAATGGTAATGGATTAAATCTTTGTCATTATACATCAGCTACTAAAGCTGGTATGTACACTTCTGAAAATACAGATATGGGTCCTGCTAGAGATAATATCGATGTAGTTAAAGAAAAGATAATTCCTACTGATTATTTTTCACCCGATGGTAAGTTTATTAAGGATTTTAAAAAAGAAGTAAACCAACCAACGGATATTGATTTACTCGAACCATGGATGAATACAGTGAAGTTTAGTAAATTTTATAAAAAAGATTAATTATATGAAAGTATTAGTAATACCAAACTATACTAACTTTGGACAAGTAAAGGACATCAATAGGGATTCATTCCTATTGGTGTTCAAATCGTTCTTAGATAATACCAAAATAGGAAAAGAATGGGAATGGATTCTACCATATCCTGGCGGACACCATAACCATCCTGGTATTATCAATGGGTTCGATTATCCAAATGTTAGTTTAAGGAAGATGGATATCATTGAACCATTCCCACCTAAAATGAGGGTGGATTATCCGTATAGGTTCTTTGATAAACTTATAGAAAAAGAAGAATCAAAATTTAATTTGATTTGGTCACATCTTCCTGAGTGGACTAACAATTATGTTATCACTCGAATCTATAACAAATTACAACCGATTATTGGATATTGCCATTGGAGTGAAATACCTAATAACGGAGCAAGAACTGAGAATTCCTTTTGGAATAATCTTAGAGGTATCTTACAAATGAAAGTATGTGGTGTAAACTCAAACTATCAGAAAGGTGTTATTCTTGAAAACGCAGCTAAAGATTTCCAACCACATATTGTTGAGAAATTAGATAAGATTATTCAACCTTGGTATTTGGGTTGTGATTCAGCTACTCCATCAAATGGATATGATGAGAAAACAATTGTGTTCAATCATAGAGAAGGTGTTTATACTGGTTCTAAATGGTTCTTTGAAACTATGGATAAACTATGGGAAGAAAGACAAGATTTCAAAGTTTACACTACTCTAAAAGAAATGGGTAAACCATATACTAAATATATTGGACACGCTGATAGGGAAGTATATCTAAATCAGTTATCCAAATCACATTTTGGAGTTGGGTGTTTTGAAGGTTATTCAGCTTGGAGTATGAGCGCTACTGATGGATTAAGTAGAGGTGTACCATATCTACTTCCAAATGGATATTGTTATCCTGAAATGGTAGGTGATGATTATCCACTATTATACAATGGTAGAAAAGAATTTAAAGAAATGGTTGGTAAACTCTTAGATGGTGAAATAGAAAGACCTGATGTAACACATATAGCAAAATCTTTGTTATGGGAAAGCCAACTAAAAAAATGGGATATCGAAAATAATTTTGTAAAAAATTGTAGGATATTTGAAGAATAATTCGTATATTATGGTAATATTCAAATTCAAAGGTAAAACATATGAAATCACATCGAATGATAACTATCGTTCTAACGAAGATTTACTGCGTGATTTCGAATATTGTTTAGAGGTTAGAGATTACCAAACGATTAATAATAGAATAACCAATGGCTTAAAGTGGGGTTGGATGAAAGAACTAAAAAATAATTAATGTATCAAAACGTATATTACGAAAAAGAAGGTGGTATCATTCATTGTTGGGATGATAGAAAAGGATATTTCACATCCAAATACAGAAATTACGCATATGTAAGAGATGGGAATGGTTCACATGAATCAATTCACGGAGATAGATTAAAGAAGATTAACTTTTGGAAAAACGAAGATAATCTAAAACTTTATGAATCAGATGTAAATGAGATGACTCGTTTCTTAATCGATAACTATGGTGATTCAGATGAGGTATCAGATGGGCATGTTGTAATGACATTTGATATTGAGGTTGAAATGAATAGTGGATTACCTAATACTGATGAAGCAAAGAATACAATCACATCAGTAGCATTTCACGATTCAGCAACTAATGATTACTATGCGTATGTACTTAGTGAAGGTGAAGAAATAAACAAAACTATCAAAGGGGCTAAGGTTCGTTCATTCCGTAGTGAAGAAGATATGTTGGTTGCATTTGTAAATGCTTGGGAAGAGATTTCACCAACTATTATTACTGGGTGGAATATTGATTTCTTTGATGTTACTTATCTTTACAATAGATTGAAAAGAGTATTAGGTACTAAACAAGCAAATAGATTATCACCAATCGGTAAAGTTCATTGGAACAAATATCGTAAGAGATATCTAATAGCTGGCGTATCTGCATTGGATTATATCGCACTATTTAAGAACTTTACATATACGGAATATCCTAACTATCGTTTGGATACTATCGCTAAATTAGAATTAGGTAGAGGGAAGATTGAATACGAAGGAAACTTAGACCAATTATTCAGAGATGATATTGAAAAGTTTGTAGAGTATAACTTAGTTGATGTTGAGTTAGTAGTTGAGATGGATAAGAAACTACAATTCATTGATTTAGCTAGAGCAATCTGTCATGCAGGCCACGTGTTCTATGAGGATTTCTTATTCTCATCGAAATGGTTAGAAGGGGCTATTCTTACATTCCTTAGAAGGAGTGGTAGGGTAGCTCCCAACAAACCCCGTCGTAAACAAAAGAATGATGATGGTACTGATGGTGAAGGAAAGTTCGTAGGTGCTTATGTAAAACAACCAAAACCTGGTCTTTACAAATGGGTTTATGATTTAGATTTGACATCACTATACCCATCAATCATTATGAGTATCAATATATCACCTGAAACTAAGATTGGTAAAGTAAAGGATTATACCGCAGAATCACATATGAAAAGTGAGATGGATTCTTACACTATTGTAGATGATAACGGAAGAGAATCCAAATCAATGCCAAAAGAAAACTTCACTAACTTCATCGAATCTCAAAAATTATCGATAGCATCAAATGGGGTATTATATTCGCAGGATAGAGTTGGTATCATACCTGAGATTCTTAATGTATGGTTTGATAAAAGGGTAGAGTACAAAGACCAGATGAAGAAGTTTGGTAAAGCTGGTAATGATGCAAAGTATAAGTTCTTTGCTCAAAGGCAGTTGGTACAAAAGATTATGTTGAATTCCCTTTATGGAGTATTGGGATTACCATCTTTCAGATTCTATGATGTTGATAACGCAGAAGCAGTTACACTTACAGGTCAGACTGTAATTAAAACTACTGAGATGATTGCTAATCAATACTATAGTAAGAACATTGGTGAAACAAAAGATTACAACATATATGTTGATACTGATTCTGTATTCTATGAAGCAGCTCCATTGGTAAAGGCTAGGAATCCTCAAATCGATGTTACATCAGATGAACAAATGATTCCTGCTATTTTGGAAGTAGCGCAAGAAGTTGAGAAACACATCAACAAAGTTTATGATTCGATGGCATTGAAAATGTTTAATATTCATTCACATCGATTTGATATTAAACAAGAAACTATCGCTAAGGGTGGGTTTTGGGTATCTAAGAAACGATACGCTCAATGGATTATCAATGATAATACTGTAGATTGTGATAAGTTGGATGTAAAAGGATTGGATGTAAAACGTTCATCATTCCCAACTTACTTCAAAGAAGTGATGAGTACTGTATTGATGGATATCCTAAAGGATGAGAATAAAGATAAGATTGATGAATACATTCTTAGAAAGAAAGATGAAATGAAAACAACAAACTTCATTGATATCGCTAAGAACTCAGCAGTTAAAGGTATGAGTAAGTACACATTTAAGAATCAAGCATTGGGAGAGTTTATGAAAGGAACACCAGCGCACGTTAAAGCAGCACTTACCTACAATCAATTATTAAAATATTTCAAAGCAGCTTACAAATATGAACCAATGAAAGATGGTGATAAGATTAAGTGGGTATATTTGAAACCTAATCCATTAGGATTAGAATCCGTTGGGTTGACGGGATATAACGACCCAAAACAAATTTTGGATTTAGTAGAACAACACATCGATTATGATTTAATTTGGCAAAAAGAGTTAGAGAATAAGTTAGATGATTTCTATTCTGCGATGGGTTGGGAAAAGCCAAATCCTAATTTAGCTAAAGCATCACAATTTTTTGGATTTTAATTTGGATAATTCAAAAAGTTTTTGTATATTTGTGTAACAATAATTAATAAAAAGTAAAATTTATGAAGAAAGCAAGTCTTGAACAGTTCATTAACCGATACAATCTCGGTGGTGAAGTAGAATCGGTGAAGATAACATCATCCGATTCAGAAATGAAGGTAAGTTTTATCTCAGATGATAAAACATTACTTGGTGAAGTAACTTCGAAAGAAGGAGAATTCCCAAATGGTGAGTTTGGTGTTTATACAACATCACAACTTAAAGCACTCTTAGGAGTATTAGAATCATCTATGGATGTTGATTCAACAGAATCTTATATTAAGTTTTCTGATAAAGGAACTTCTGTAAACTATATGTTAGCAGATTTATCTGTTATTCCTGTAGTACCAGATTTAAAAGCAGTTCCACCGATGAATGTACAAATCACATTAGATGATGATTTTACATCTAAGTTCATCAAATCTAAAGGAGCTCTTAGTGAATCCGATACTTTTACATTTGAGTGTAAAAATAATAATGGAGAGATTATCTTAGGGTACTCATCAATCAACACAAACAGAATTTCTATGAAAGTAGATTGTAAATGTGATGGAGATGTATCACCTATCTCATTCTCAGCTAAGTATTTGAAAGAAATCCTAAATGCGAATAGAGGTTCTAAATCAGCTAACCTACAGATTTCATCGCAAGGATTGGCACATATTGAGTTTGAGAAGGATAATTTAACATCTAAGTATTACTTAGTAGAGATAAAGTAAGTATATGAATTTTTGGGATACAGAACCGGCTAAGCCAGTATTTGATTACGATATTCAGAGAAAAGAATTAATCGAAAATATGGATTACCTTGCAGCAATGACTGTTGAAGAACAAACACTTTACAAAAAGTGGGTTGAGTTGCAAGAACCTAATATGATTAGAGATAAATCTTTGATATCTGAATTGTATGATACACAATGGATGCCAAAGGATATTAATAATTTGGAACAAACTATCAAAGAGATTGAAGAGTTAGAACCATATGTTGAAATCTTAGATGACCCCAAAGAATCTACTAAGTGGACTTATGTTAGAAAGATGATTCACACTATGGGTTTTACTGCTAATCCTGGTCGTAACGTTAAGATTAATGTTAAGGATAAGAAAAGTGGTAAACTCTTAGGACAGATTTCATTAGCATCCGATGTAACATCTATGGCAGTTAGAGATAACTACATTGGGTGGAGTAAGGATAATAAGTTTAAAGATGGAAAACTGAATCATACTACAATAGCATCTACAATTGTATGTACTCAACCATTAGGATATAATTTTTTAGGTGGGAAGTTGGTTGCTATGATGACTACTGTTCCTGAAGTTAGAAACCTTTGGAAAGAAAAGTATGGACAAACTCTAATCGCAGTTGGTACAACATCGTTATATGGAATACATTCTCAGTACAATGGTATTCCACATTTCAAAACACTCGGAGAATCCGCTGGTAAAATATCTTTGAAACCTGATGATAAGTTCTATGAACCTTGGCATCAATGGATTAAAGAAAACAGAGCAGAGTGGTACAAAACTGCTATTACGAATGAAAGAATCCGTAATGGTAAGAGTATGGGAATCGCAAGTGGGCCTGTAAGTGGTATCAAACAAAAGATTCTTGGACAGATATTCAAAGAATGTGGTATCAAACAATCGGAGTATCATCATGGTTTTAAAAGAGGTGTATATCTCGCTATGATGTATGAGAATGGACCTGAGTATCTTCGTAAGGAGATTGAAGAGGGTGAGTTAGTGATGAAAAAGAAGTTTACTGAAGGTGTTGATTACATTAATCGATGGTGGAAGAAGAAGGCTATCAAACGATACACTAAACTACATTCAGAAGGTAGATTGAAACCAGAACATCTGTTTTACATAGATGCAATTGGTATGAGTTGGGAACAAATGAAAGCTAAATATTTAAAAGAAGTCGGAAGATAATGAATAATACAGAAAATACATTGTGGGTTGAGAAATACAGACCCGATACATTAGAAGGATATGTTGGTAATGAACATATCTTAGAAAAAGTAAGAATCTATATAGAGAATGAGGATGTACCTCATCTACTCTTATATGGACAAGCTGGTACGGGTAAAACCACATTGGCTAAAATCATTACAAACCAAATTGATTGTGATGTTATGTACATTAATGCATCTGATGAAAACTCAGTAGATGCAGTAAGGGATAAGATTAGAGGGTTCGCATCATCTATGGGTTTCCGTAAGTGGAAAGTTATTATCTTAGATGAATCTGATTATCTTACACCAAATGCACAAGCAGCACTTCGTAATCTGATGGAAACATTCTCTAAATCTACTAGGTTTATTTTGACTTGTAACTATGTAGAGAAAGTAATCGACCCGATTCAGAGTAGATGTCAAACATTCGGAATTACACCACCATCTAAAAAAGAGGTGGCTATGAGATTGAAAGATATCTTAGATACTGAAGGAGTTAAATATGAAATGTCAGATTTAGCTATTTTAGTAAATAGTGGATATCCTGATATTCGTAGAGTTCTGAATGCAGGACAAAGACAGGTTATCAAAGGTGAGTTGAAGATTGATAAAACATCAACAATTCAAGCAAACTATATGGATGAAGTTTTAAACTTATTAAAATCGAATGGAAGTGTAAAAGATACATTTACATCTGTTAGAAAAGTGATAGCTGATTCCAAAGTAAAAGATTTTACACCATTTTACAGATTTATGTATGATAATGTAGATGATTACGCAAATGGTAAAGTGGGTAATACAATACTGAAGATTGCAGATGGACAGTATAAAGATGCATCTGTAGTAGATAAAGAGATTAATATTATGGCGATGATGCTAGAAATAATAATCGATATAAAACAATAATTAATTTAAAAAAGGAAAACGTTATGGCAACATCACAACAACTATTCGAACAGATAAGAGATTTATTTGTAGAATTTGAAACAGAACACAATGGTACAACTAAAGCATCTAAAGGTAGAGCTAGAAAAGCTATTGGGGAAATTAAAAAATTAGTAACAGATTACAGAAAAGTATCAGTAGAAGAGAACAAGTAATTATGGGAAAAGGTAAAGGTAAAGGAAGAGTGATTGGTATGGGTGGTAACCCACAACAACCACCACAAGCCCAAATGAAATTAGACCCAACAAAACTCCCAACAGTACATTGTGAGAATTGTGATTCTATCTTTTGGGAAGAAGTAACAATGTTTAAAGAAGTTCCAGCGGTACAATCACCAAACGGACAGAAATCAATGTTACCGATTCCTGTAGTTAGATGTGCAGAGTGTGGGCATGTATCTGAAAAGTTTTTACCTAAAGAATTGTTACCGTAAGTATGGCTAAGAAATCAACAAATACTGTTAAGGCTAAAACCATATTTCAACACCTAAGTGGTATAAAGGAGAAAAAGGAATCTTGGGAATCTCTTTCTGAGATGGATAAGAAATCCTTTACTCCTTTTATCATAAACAGGTGGTTGAGTATGAATATGGGATTACTACCTATTATAAATGTACTACAGAAATACACCATTGGGTTATTATCTGCTAGAGATGTTTATAAAGTATATTTAGATTTTTTACCCAAACAAAAAACATTTGATAAGTACATCAAAGGTAACAAATCAGGTAAGTACAACAAAGAGTGTTTAGAATATCTATCAAAATGGTATGGAGTATCTCAAAGAGAGGTTATGGATTATTTAGATATACTATCAAAAGATGATGTGATAAACATTTTAATGAAATATGGTTTAACAGAAAAAGAAGCTAAAAAGTTATTAAAATGAGCATACAATTAAAAATCCCATTTGATAATGTAGATTATGGTTCAAACGAAGAGTTTGGATATTGGAACTACAGAATCATTAAAAGAGAAAATCCTTCAGGCGAAGTAACATATGGTATATACGAATGTCTTTATGATATGGAAGGTAATTTAAAATCACATACTGAGAATCCAATAAGTGTTATTGGTGAAAGTGTTGAAGATTTAAAATTTGATATAGAGAACCTTAAAGAATCCTTAAATAAGGATGTATTAACATACCAAAACTAAAATATGGCAGAGATACTAAAAGAAGCAAAAACAAAAGTAGTTCATAGGGGTGAACGAACTATTAAAGAAAATAAAGAAGAAACCGCAATTCAATATTGTGAAAGATTATACCCACAGACTTGTGATGAGTTTAAAGTAATTTTAGATGAGATGTATGAAACGTTTTGTAAGAAACAACGTAACTATGGGCCAGGTAACATCTCAGTTGGAACTACATTAGAAACAAAAGATGATATAAAATTATCATTAAACGGATTGTGGTTTAGAATGAATGATAAAATTCAACGATTAAAACAATTAGTTGTATTAGGACAGCCCGATGAGGTTGGTGAAAACATTCAAGATACTTACGAAGATTTGAGTGTATATGGCGTAATCGCTCAAATAGTTCAAAGAAAGAAATGGGCTAAATAATTGTTAAAACTTAACAATTTAATAACATTAAAATTTGGTAAATACAGTATTTTTTCGTATATTAGTACTGTAATAATAGGTATAACTATATGAAAGAATCTAAGATAAGTAATGTATTTACTTTTGGTGTTAAAGAACCAAACCCAAATGATACAAAAGTATCATACTCACAATATACGATGTATGCTAACTGCCCACATCAATGGAAGTTGAACTATATGGATGGATTCCGAACATTCGACCCATCTATACATTTGGTTTTTGGTACAGCTATGCACGAAGTTCTGCAGGAATGGTTAGATACTTTATATAACAAATCTATCGATGAAGCTTCGAAATTAGATTTAGGTAAGATGTTATATGAACATATGGTTACTGAGTATAAGAAGATGAGAGATGATACATCTATTGAATTCAGTAACTCATCTCAGATGGAAGAGTTCTTAGAAGATGGTATAGCTATACTTAATGAGGTTACTAAAAACAGAATTGATTACTTCAATACTCGTCATATGAATTTGGTGGCTATTGAATTACCAATATACTCAAAAGCATTAGATTCTCACAATGTGTATATGAGAGGATTCTTAGATTTGGTATTCGAAGATACATACGAAAACAAACTACAGATTTGGGATATCAAAACATCTACCAATGGTTGGAACAAATGGATGAAAGCTGATAAAACCAAAACCGCACAATTGGTGTTGTATAAGAAGTTCCTATCAGAACAATTCGGATATCCATTGGATAGAATCAGTACAAAATATTTTATCGTAAAACGTAGGTTGATGGAAGGTATGATGTTCGCTCAGAAGAGAGTACAAACATTTGAACCTGCTAGTGGTAAACCTACCTTAAATAAGATTACTAAGAGTTTCGAAGATTTCGTTAGAAACTCATTCAATGAAGATGGTTCATACAGAACCGAATCAGAGTATCCTGCTATGGCTGGTAAGAACAATAAGAATTGTAAATGGTGTCCGTTTAAGAATGATTACGATAAATGCCCAAAAGAAAATAGACATAAAGTATGAGAAAGTTAATGTTATTATTACTACCTGTTTCGTTAGGATTGGGTGGTACACAACCACATCTAATCGAAGTTGAAACAATAGAACCAACTAAGATTGAGGTGAAGGTAGTTGAACCCACATTCGTAAAACCAACATATACCTTAGATGTTGAACCATTGATTCAAGCGATGATTATGGTAGAAAGTGAGGGTAATGATTCTGCTTATCATAAAGGAGAAAAAGCAGCAGGTTGTTTACAAATCAGACCTATAATGGTTAGAGAAGTAAATCGTATATTAGATATTCAGAACTCTGAATTAGAATATACATTAGAGGATAGATGGAGTAGAGAGAAATC